TGTAGACAATAGAGATGAAGAAGAACTACTAAAGCAACAAGAGGCGCTTAGTAGAATGGAGGAAGAAAATGCTTGAAGATCAATTAAAAGAACAGTTGCAAGAACGCAAAAAGAAATGGTGGGCATGGCATAAAGATAACCCTCAAGTATGGAAAAAGTTTGAGGAATATACTCTGCAAGCTATTGAGAGTGGTAGGAAAAAGTATTCACAATGGGCAGTTATTAATCGTATTAGGTGGAACGCAGAAGTAGAAACTAAAGGTGGGGAATTTAAAATCAGTAATGACTATATATGTTTCTATGCAAGGTTATTCCATGCTCGTTATCCAGACTACAATGATTTCTTTAGCTTAAAACCTCTTAAAGAGGAAAAGATGATTGCCGAATTAGTTACCGAGAGAAACTCTTGGGACATCAGCTCTCTGCCTGAGAGCAGGAACAATAGCTAATCTTCTATCTCGTCTAGCTTCTAATTCCCTCAACATATCTGCTTTAACCATAGGGGATATATCTGTTCTCCTAAGTAATCTATCTCTCTGCCTTCTCCAGTTTTCCATAAACCTATTAATAGCATTAACTTGACCCTTAACATTAAATAGACCTCTGTGATGCTCTCTATAAGCCGCTAATTCATCCATTCTTCCTTGTTTTCTTAAATCATTAAGGGTAGTAGTTGCACCTTGCACTTCTTCTCTTAATTCATAGAAAGATTGTTGCAGTCCTCCGCCTTTATCATTGTCAATTAAGAACCTTTTTATTACAGGAATACTATTAATGTTAGGTGGCATTAGAGGAGTGCCTGTAACGCTTCTGGCAGTTACATCCATTAAGTCTAATAAATAGCCTCCTAGCGTGCCTGTATAGCCTTGTATTAAGTGTTCTAGTTTCATGGGGGATATATTAAAAAACTCCCCTATAACCCTAGCTATTTCATTAGTTGATTGTCTAGCTTGATAGGCTGGCATTTCTTTTTGTTTGTAGTATGGAACTATCTCTGTGTTAGTCCATGAATTTCTATTTATTATTATCTCAAACAAAGGCTTAACCGCTTGTATGCCTATATCTCCGCTTAAAAAAGGAACATTAGCTGATGTTCCAATTTGTCTTTTTATAGACTCGAAGGGATTTTTTTCTACTTGCCTGCCTATATACTCGTCTATAAGTCTTTCTGGTAAAGCCTTAAACAACATTCCTACTTCAAACGGAATAGGCAGTTTAATTGTATAATCAAATGGAGTTGGTATTAACCAGTTGTCATCTCTAACTTCTCTTTTAACCTCTTTGTATTCATCTGTATCTGAAACCATTGCATAATAAGCAGCAGTAATTGCAAACAGAATACTGCCTCTAGCCCAAAAACCCCTGATAATTCTGCTCTGAACATCCTCTAAAGTTTCTCCTTCTCGTTGTTTTTCTATTGCAGAATATTGCCCTGATGCTGAACGCCACAAGACATCGAGACCTTGTATTCTTGCATTAAGAAAAGGAACAGCCGAAGTTAAATATCTGAACATAACTGAATTGCCTCTACGACCAAAGTTAATAATCTCTAACGCTTGATAGGCGGCTTCTGATTGAGCTTGAGCCTCTGTAGCTCCTCGTTCTTTTAAGTCGTTATAAACAGCTTTATACACACCTAAACGAGTTGCTCCGTCTGATTTAGTTGTTAGTCCTCCTAAACCATCCCAAATTTTAAAAAAGGCATCTTTAGCTGTTATTCCGTTATCAGGTGACAGTCCTTCTTTTCTTCTGGCTCTAGCCATTAACTCAACAATTTCACCTTCGTCATTGGCAAAGTCATAACCACCGATAATTCCAAACCTTTCTAGGTCAGACATATCATCCATCATTCCTTTAAATGTATCTACAATAGGAGTGAATTTACCTTCGCCAAAACCAATATTACCAGCTGTAACAGCACTAGATAAAGTATCTCTAAGAAGGTTTACAACAACAAATCCTGGGTCTCTTGTTACTGTATCTCTTAATAATCCCGCAGGTGCTTGTAATATTTTTGTTATTAAGTCTGTGCTTACACCACCAATACCTCTCATGGCTTCATAAACTTCATAGTCATCTACTAAATAAAATTCTTTTCTGCCATTTTCAAATACTGGTATTGAGATTTGTCCAGAAGCTTCTTTAGCCGAGACCTTTCGAGCCATTCCGTTGTCAACAAAGTCTCTCATTAGTTTAGCTGCGCCATCATTTTTCATGGAGGCAGTCAAAATTGATAATGAATTTCTTGCTATAGCTTCTAAGGGAGGTACATTTATTTCTTTTTCAGAACCCTTCATGTTTATATTTAAAGGGTTGTTAGGAAGCATACCACCACCTATTTTTGGCGCAGTAATATCCCCTGTTTCATCTACCATATCCCTGTAAAAAGGATAATAACTGGAATGTTCTCTCCATAATTCAGCTTGTTCTGGACTTAATAAACCTTTAGATTCAGCAAAACTAATTAACGCATTATTCCAATTTTGATAGTTATTATAAACTTCTACTACTACAGGAAATCTAGCTTCTATTTCTGCTATTTGTTCTAAATCTTGTGAAGTAATTGGTGAGGCTATCTCTTTACCCTGTTCATTTAAGCTCTTTTGTCTTTTAAGTTTTCCATAAACTCCAAACACACCTTCTAAATCAACACTAGGGTCCATAAATAATGGAGCTGTAAATTGCATAAAACCGCCAGTTCCAGTATCTCCATCTATAAATGGGTTGTAACGAGTACTTATTTCAAAATCTACAACCTTTGTTAATGAAGGCATCCCATTAATTTTATCGACAGGAACGCCCTTTAAAAGCATTTGATTAAATATACCTCTTGCTTTATCTGCCAATCTAAGTGCAGCTATTGCAGACGTATCAGCTAAATTACTAAATAAACCTGCTTCTTCATTGCCAAATCCCCTATCGCCTAATTTAATTTGTGCTTTTACTATTGGATCAAGTTTATCTACTAAAGCCGTTCTAAAACTACTGAAAGCTTTTTGTATGGTTACGCTATCATCTGTTTCATCAAGAAGCCTAGCACCCCAAGATTTCTTATGTTTATATGTAGGTTGACCAATTCTTTCAGCAGTGTCTTGTAAAAATTCAGGCAATGTAGGTCTGGAATATCTTGGAATATCATCAGGAGCTTCTACGGAAGCATCTTCATTAAAGTCAATAGCAGCCTTTAAAGCCACGTCAGAGGCGTTTACATTGTAATATGGCACTTCACCTCTAGGTGTACGCTTAACGATCTCTACAGCCTTTTCTGTGGCTTCTCTGAGCTTTATATTTTCATTAGTATTTTTATTATCTGCAAACCTAGTTCCTCTTGAGAATAAAGGTATTTGTCCTGGTTCAGGAGAAGGCAATCTATCAAACTGTTCTTGTAATGAATCTCTTTCAGCATACAATTTATTTAATCTGATATTCAGTTTTTTCAAATTAGCTTGACTCATTAATGCACTTTCTTGTCTTTTCTCAGACTCAAGAGGCATTATTCTTCCTTCAATTTCACTCAACTGATTTAATATTTGTTGTTGCTCTGGAGTAAACCTTCTTCCCATTGCATAGTTTTCTGGCGTAGTTAGAGTTATATCCGAAAATGTTGCTCTATCAGAAATTACATCACTTATTTGTTGTTGACTAAGACTGGTTATTTTTCCAGCTTGAGATAAAAATTCTGAAAAAGCAGTACCTTGCTTTGCAGGTATATTAAGAAGCTTTCTAATTGTTTCTGTAAATTTATCCCATAAAGATTTTTTTCCTCTGGGAGAATATGGTATTGACTCCATAAATTTTTGAAACTCTCTATCAGTAAGACCAACCGCCAAAAGTTCATCTATATTTGATAACCCATATTTAACATAAAAATCTCTTTCTGTTTCAGGAATCTTTGCAAGCTCTTGCCTAAGTTTTGTTCTTATTTTTTCTAATTCTTTTACATTTTCTCTAAGCTTAGGATTTGATCTTGAATAAAAAACAGCAGCTTGTGTAGCTTGATGAACTAACTCATGCAAAACTGTTTCATATTCAACTCCAGATTTACTAATAGATGGTGTATCATTTATATAAATCTGCATGGTTTTTTGTCCATTGTAATTAAATGGACCTATTGAAACCCCAAGCCAGTTTTGTAATCCTTTACCTCTATGAATATCTAATCTTTGTGTACCTTTACTAATAATTGTAAAACCTAAATCTAGCTTACCTATACGTTTAAATTTTTTAAGCTGAGTGAGTAACCTATCTGCTATAACTTTATAATCTTTACTTGGTGCTTTCTTTGAAAGACTTTCAAGAACAGATATAGTGTCGTGCCTTTCATTGCCAAACTCTGCTAATAAAGCCCTTCTATCTGCTTCAAGTTCTTCTGGTGTTAATGTTCTTTTATTATAAACACCTTTACCACTACGCCCCAAACCACTAGGGGTTAATACAACTCCAGTTATAGGATCAGTGTCAGCCTCTACATCTTCAAATGTAGAAACAGGAGTACCAATGGTGTTTTCACCATAATCTTCCGCAACTTCTTGTGGATCATATACAGGCGCTTCGCCTTCCTCAAATTCCTGTACGACAGGAGCATCAATAGCTTCTGGAGATAATTTATCAAGTTCTCGTAATGTTCTTATTTCCCCTCTAGCTCTTGCTCCAACTCTACCAGACTCTATTTCACTAAATACATCAGTGGCTTTTTTAAACCCAGCAGTACGCATAGCTTGTCCCATAGACCTAAAGAACTCTACTATTTTATTAAGTATGCCATTTGCTTTTGGAGCTATATCTGGTTTGAAATTCCTAGCTCTATACATTTCTGCTATGGCTTCTTCTACATAAAGTTCTTCTTTAAACTGTTCATTTCGACCTACTAATTCAGGTCTGGTTTCATTCATGTCTTTTGCACGTGCATAAAATGTACGACCTTTAAATTTAGAATCAAACCCTTCTGGAACCTTTTTACGTTTAACTTCTTTTCTTAGATATTGATATTCCTTTTCACTAATTAAATCCTTTTCACGAAAAGCATGGATCATTTCATGGTCTAAAACCTTTTCTAATTTATCTTTTATTTGATCTGGAGTGGCATTTCCGTCTGGATTAACTGCATTAAGGGAAAGAAATATAATGTCAGTATTTCTATCATACTCACCTTCTACAGCTCCTTCTGTAGCTGTTTGTCTTAAACCTCTAGGATCAAACACAATGCCTTCTGATGTTCTAGCTAAAGCTGATGTAGATAAAATATCATTACTTACCACAACTCCAGTCTCACTTAATCCTCTTTCGTTTAATATCTTTTTAAGCTCTTTAGCAAAAACATTTGTTCTGCCTTCTTCAATAGCTTCATTAAACTTAATAAATTTAGGTTCTATTTCTTCTGGCGGTAAAAATTTTCTTTGTTTAGTAATTTCATCTTCTACTAATTGTTGTATAGTTTCTTCTGGGAGTTTTCCTTCCCTTCTTAATTTATCGCCAAACTCTTGTGGAGTTTCATTAAATCCTTCTATTCTCCTAGCAATATCAAAATCATGGTTTTTTCTTATTTGATATTTATTAGTTCCTTTAATTTTTTCTGCTCTACCGCTATCAACTAAATCGTTAATAAATTGTTCTGTTGCTATTTTATCTTTAGCTGTAACGCCAACTTTTAAAAGATCATCTACAGTAAACTGAACATTTCTACTTCCCATAGACGCAACAAAATTGGCAACATCTTGTCCCGTATATTTTCTAGGTCTAAAGTCTGGGAATTTAGTTCGGTTATTGAACTTTTCAAAAGAATGGAGTCGTGCTAAAAATAATTCTTTTACGCCACGATTTCTAGTTTTTGATATATCGGCAGTACCAGTCCAGCGTAAAGCTGCGTATCTAACCGCAGGGTCTTTGAAGTCTAAATCTATATTTTTGGAAGCTGCTATATCCTTAATGTATTTTAAGTTTACATTAGGTTTTTCTTTATCAGCAATTATTGAAGGTTGGGATTCCGTTTCTGATCTTTCTGTTGCTTGGAAAACTTCAGCAGTCCAGTCTCTTAAAAGTGAGTTATAGTCTTTAGCAGATAAAACTTTTTTTACTTCTGCCATTGAATAACTGGCTTTTAAATCTAATCCTTTACTATTAAGATATTTACTGGTTTCTGTAAGAAATGATTTTTTTCTATCAATCATTTCACTTGGAACATTTTTTCCAAACCATCCAGCTTCTTTTCTTTCAGCAGCGAATTTCTTTTTTAAATCATCTGAAAGCCTAGAATCAAAATCTATTAAGCTTTGAAGATTAATCTCTGTACTGTTAGGATCAAGTATTGTGCTTCCAATTTGTAGTGCAACTTTACTTTTTGGCATACCTAAAGCATAAGTAGCATTAGCTGTATCTACTGCAAGTTGCTCTCTTAAAAAATTAGTTTGTTGTTTATTTTTAAATACTAAAGCGTCAGCTTCACCTTCAAATGTTTGTATTACTGGACTTTCTGTTGCATTAAGATCAACTACAGAAAATTTACCATCTGGATTTTGTATTACTTCTAAAGCTGGTGATGTTCCTACAAGAGCAGGAATTGGAATTTCTGGTTTAGTTGCAACAGGCTGGTCTTGTATTTCTTCTAAAGTTCCTTGAGTAACACCTTCTTGAAATTTATCAGCAGAATTAAGATTAATTCTGTTATCTCTGGCTTTTTGTTCTTGATCCCTTAAATAATTTCTGCCTCTGCTTCTTCTTGAAACTGAGTTAAGAGCTAAATCAGCTATAAAACCAACACCACCACCTACTGAGAAATCATCCCATGCACTTTCAAATATAGGAAGATCATCACTGTATAATCCTCTTGCCAATAATCGTTGCGAAATACCAGCAATCATTTCTTGACCTGCCTCTATTCCACCTTGTTGAACCGCAGAGATAAGCATATTTCTTATATCTGGGTATCTTAAAGCGTTTTTAGGAACTCTTTTTAACAATCTTTCTACAGGGATTAATTCAGTAGCCCCTATTAATGCTCCACCAAGTTCAGCAATAACTTCTTTTATTGGTCCTATTTCTGTGCCACTTTCTCTAGCCTCTTGCATAAATTCAGCAGCTTCTGAAACACCGCCTGGTCCAGCTAGAGCATAAGGTAAAGTAATTGTAGGCTGTAATACTCTAGGTAAATTTGCACCTACGCCTCTAGCAGTTAAAGCTCTGCCAGCTAAACCTGCGCCTACAAATGGAATTAAAGAGCCTAAGCCAGCACCGATTTTAGTGCTATATAAATCTTGATAAGCAGGATCACCAGCTAGCGGACCTTCAGTTCTCCATTCTTCTTGTTGTTTTAAAAAATGTTCCGTCATGGGACTGTCGTTTCCCATGTCAAATAATTGTGAAAGCGCTATAGGAACTCTTTGAGCAGTGCCTACAACTTCTCTAGGAAATGCTTTTGCAAACTCTTTAATCTGTCCTAATGTGTCTGTTTGGTTTATATCTTCGCCATGTACGGCTAATATTGCTTTAGCTAAATAATCTCTTTCTGCGGGATCGGCAGGTATATTATATTTCTTTCCATCTTTGGTTTCATATATAGACATTGCTACTTTTCCTTAATTTGCAGCCGCTTTTTCTAAAGCACTGTAATAACCCTCTCTTTCACTTTCTTTTAGTGGTGTATATGGAACTCCCATTAGTTCAGTCCATCTTCTATAAGCAGCATCAATACGATTCTGATATTCTGCAATTACTCCTGGATTTCCCTCCATAGATTCTCTTTCATCTTCTATAAGTTTTTGATAGGTCTCTATCATAGATGCCAATTGATTTGGCTCCATATTTTTAATATCTGATCGGTACTTATCTGTTTGAGCTTTATATAAATCGCCCTGTATTCCAGATAATTTTTCTTTCATTCTTCTGTCTTGTATTGACCCAGCAAGACCAGCAATACCAGCGCCTAATTCACTCATGTTTCTGGCACCCATAATAATACCGCCAAGTTGTGCTATATCTAAACCTTCGGCTTGTGGTAAGAATGAAGCCAATCCTTTTTTCTCAGCTGTACCTGTATCTTGTCTTTTATTAATATCAGCCAATAGCTCATTTAATTTATCTTGAGTTGTTTTAACAACCTCTTGTTCATTTGATTTTGAAACTGCAATTTCATCATCAGTCATATAGTTATAAGCCATATTTGCGCCAACAAGACCTGTACCTGTGATACCAAGTCTGGTAGCACTCGGTATTCTAGCTGAAACACTAGGGTCTCTCATTGTAAACCCTTGTCCTCGCACTATTTTTGGATTAGGTCTAGTAAGCAATGGAGAAACACTAGGATTAGCATACCTTGCGGTTGTTGAACCTGCTTTCTTTGCTCCTTCGGCTGTAGCTGTTAGTCCTCTTTTAGTAGCTTCTAGCGCTGCACCAGAACGAATTGCACCTACACCAGCTTTACCTGCAAGGGCAAGACCTTTTAATGCAGCAGTACCAGGAATAGCCCAACTCGCATCCATTAAGACATTGCTCCAATCAACAGAGCCTAGTCCTTCTCCTTCGTCTGTATATCTTTCTCTAGCCCAACTCCCTGCTCTATCTAACCAACTATCTTCTTCTGGTGTATCAACGCTAGGAACACTAGGAGAAGATACTTCTGTTAAATCTACTGGTCGATTAAGACCAGTATCTACAGCTGGTAATGGCTGTTGTGTTCTTTGTTGTGTTTGAGAATAAATTATTGCTTGTGCAATTTCATCCTCTGACATTCCTGTTGGATCAATATTTAAACTAGCTAATAGCTCCCTTCTAGCATTTGGTCCACTATATGTGGAATATGCAGTCCTACCTGTATTTTGGTACCCTGTTCTTCCACCGCTAGCCATTTGTTGCATAGGTGAAGCAGGCATAGCTGGTGGAGAGAAAACATCGGTATTACCCGACCCACCAGCGTTCATACCTGCTAATCCTTGTTGGGGTTGTGCGTATTCAGAAACCACTTCATCAGCCACTGTCATTTGTGGTTGATTCATTGCAGCTTCTTGTGCGTTATACATTTTTTCCATTTGTGTTCTGCGTTGTATTTCGCTCAACACCAAATACTGTGGGTACCTAGAATCAGGATTCTGACTCATTTGAATAAGCTGATCTTTAGGGACGTATTCTAATTCTTCTGCTACTTGTACTAAATTTGCCATTATTTTTTAACCCCTCCCTAATCCTCTATATAGACCTAATCCACTTAATCCTGCACCTAATGCAGTCTGGAATAATCCTGGTTGTTGTTGATATGTACTTATTGTTTGTTGTGGCTGTACTGGTACACCTCTTAATAGACCGCCAAACATACCAAGCTGTCTTTGTGTCCAGTCTCTTTGACGCATGAAATCTTCATATCCCATGTCTAATCCTGCTTGTCGTAATGCTCTTTGCTGCATACCAATATCGCCTAGCAATGACATTCTTGAAATAGCATCTTGTTGCCTTCCTTGACCTGCCTGCATAAGTCCTTGAGCAGCTGCCATGTTATATCGACTAGAAAGATCATAAGCGCTTTGTCTGAATTTTTCTTGTGCTTGTCTGCCTGCTTGTTCAATTTGTTCAGCTGATAAACCAAGTTTAGCTGCTTGCTGTCTAGCTGCTTCACCAGCTTGATAAGCTTGTATGCTTTGTGCGCCAGATGCTTGCATAGCCTGTTGTGTTGCACCAAAAGCACTTTGACTAAACTTCTCTTGAGCCTGTCTTGCAGCTTCCTCTTGTTGTTGTGCATTTAGACCCATAGCTGCTGCTTGTTGTTTAGCTTGTTCTCCAGCATTAAATGCTTGTTGAGCTAATTGTTCTTGAGATTGGAAGGCTTGTTGTTCTGCACCAAATCTTCCTAAACCAAATTGTCTTTCAGCAGCTAATTGTGCTTGGGCATTTTCATAAGCTGCCTGTGAGCCTCTTTGTTGAATATCTCCAAGCTGTTGTGAAAGCCCTCTCTCTCTTTCGGCTTGCATAATAGCTTCACGATAACCACCGAGTCCTCCAGATGCTGCTGCTGCATCTTCTATCCTTTTGCTAGCAATATCTGATTGTCTTACAGCTTCTCTTTTTTGTATATCAGTAACATTTTGCTGATACGGAGACATAAATCTTTGTATATTTTGTTCATATCCTAATGGATCAACACCTTGCCCTGCTCTATATTGAGATTCTCTTGTACGAGCAGCATATCCAGGATCAAATTGACCAGCTTGATACCCACTACCATAAGCAGCTCCTTGATAACCAGCAGGTCCTTGTGCTGCTGTATATCCAGAATCAACATCTCCTTGTGTAAATTGTCCAGCAATTCCTTGTTGGCTTCCATATCTACCTGATGCGTCTATAAATTCTTGTGGAGTTCCTGCTTGTGCAAAGCCTCTTACCATAGCTTGTGATTGCAATTCATCAGGAGAAAAATAGGCTAAACGCTGACCACCATAAGGTGTATATCCTTGTAATGATTCAGCTTCACCTCTTTGTAAGAGCCTCTTAAAATATGGCTCAACGTATTCAGGTAAATCAGTGCTATAAACTGTTTGTTCGGTTGGGGCTGAACTTCCTCCGCCTCCTTTAAACTTTCTCATTTATCTTCCTCAAAATTATATTCATAAAATGTAGCTGGTCTTTTCCATTTTTTGCTATTTTTTACCCAATGCCATTGTCCATGTCTGCCAACTCCCTCTAGTCCATGACAATTACTTTCTTTAGCAAAGTTAATCATTAATTGTATTCCTTTCTCTGCCCATTCTTGCATTTTCCTTCCAGCTGTATGTTCTAGGCATAGCATCTTTTTGCCAGTTGGATAATTATTAAATAAAGTTATTTGTACGCCAGTTATCTCAAGATTACCGCTATCAAAAACAATCCATAAATTAGTTTCATTATTTATTAATTCATAATAAATAGTTTCTATATTAGTTCTTCCATTAGAACGATTAGCAGATTTTTTTAATAATTTTTCTACTTTGTCCCAAATTAAAGGAACTTGATCTGTAGGAACTAATGATATTTCATAAATACCAGAAGCTTGTTTATCTTGATCTACTGCGGGTTGATTCATGCTGGCATTATTTTATTTAAGTTAATTGCAGGTGGTTGTGTTCTTCCACCAGTCTTAGCTTCTCTAACTCTGTCCATCATTTCATAAAGCCTGTTAGAACCAGCATCTGAACTACCATCTCCTAAAGCTGAAACAACATCAGCTGGGACAATAAATTCATCCTGTGATACGGCTATCTTTTCATCAGCACCTATCATTCCAGGTATATCATCAGCCATTCCACTGTTGCCAAATCCTTCAATCTGTCCTTCTGTTTGAACATCTTGATTTGTTAAAGACCTAAGAACATAGTCTCTAAGTTGTGCAAATGTTTCAGCGCCATATTTAGCAACAAAAGCATCAACTGAATCTTGGTTACTTGATTCGCCTGTTATAAAAAGAACAACCTCTTGAGTAAGAGGGTCTTGCATTATATCTGTTGATCCGCCTTCTTGAAATTTAGTTCTTCCACCTTCTTTCAATCCGCCAGGTCCACTACCTATTTTCCCACGCCTTAATCCTTTTAATCTTTCTTCATCAATAGACATGAAATCATCTCTACTCATAGGACCAGGTGGTGTTATTACTGGTGGCTCTATAATAGAAGGAGCTTGAAGTGGTGGAGGACTAGCTATTTGCCCCATATCAAGTTCATCAATAGACATAAAGTTATCTCTGCTCATAGGACCAGGTGGTGTCATACCAGATAAAGCAGGAGCTTCATCTATTGATTGAGCCGACATTAAAGGCTCTGCAATCATAGGCTCTAAAGTAGGAATCATAGGCATTTCAACTCTTGAACCAGGTCCATCTTCATAATCAGAAGGGAGAGGTCTTGGATCAAGAATATCACCAGGAACAAAAGTATTTATTCCTACATCTTTAGCAGGCATAAAGTCTGATTCGCCTAATGTTTCTAAGAAATCTCTATTTTGATCGCCTAGTTCTGGGCTTAGTCTGCTATCCATTCTATCACCTGGACCATCTCCATAATCATTTTGTTGAGCTGCTAGTGCTCTTTGTCGTATGGTGTTGAAAAAACCTCCTGGCTCTGGGACGTTAATATTAGGAAAACCAGGAAAACCAGGTGGCAAAATAGGAGGAATTACTGGATCAGTAATTGGTGTTTGTGTGGGTCCTTCACCTGGATAATTTTTATATCCAGTTTCTATTAATCCTTGTGGAGCTGGTCCTGTATAAGCAGCGTATGGGTCTATAGCCTGTTGTGGTGCTATAGCCATTCCTGTCATGTTATATCCGCCTTTACTTCCAGTATAAGGATCATCTAATCTAGGAGGACCTCCTACTACAGCAGCTGATGCAGGTTGATTTATTGTATTTGGTTGAAAATACATTGTTTCTGGTTGAAAACCAGCCATAAAATCTGGATTAACTTCATAAGTTTTTCTTGCTGGCGTAAACCTTTGAGCATCTCCACCACCAAAACCTACATCTTCGTCTATTTCTCGTCTTGCTCCTTTAAGCAAACCACCTAGATTATATCCAGTTCTACCGCCTCCATTCATTCCAGCAGATAATAGATTGGCATCCATCATAATTGATTCATCTAAGTTAGTTGGACCTCCACCTGCTGAATAAAGAATTGGCTCTTGATAATCTAAATAAAGCTGTCTTTTTCTTTCTTTTTCCTGTCTTTCTCTTTCTGCCATTTGTTGCTCAAATAGTTCTTGAGATTCCATAATCGCAGTTGGACCCATGCCTCCTGCTATTCCTGCCAAAGCTGCTGGTTGAGATAAACCTGTGGCTAAATTACCCATGCTAGTTCCAAATGAAGGAGCAGCTTGCTCCATACCTACTTGTAATAAATCAGGAGCTGCTCCTGCTGTAGTTTCACTTATAGCACTAGGATTAAATACTGATTTTAAATTTTGCCAGGGAGTTGCTGCTGTAGCTGCCGTTAATGCTTCGCCACCAGCTTGTGTGGCTGCACTTTGTATTGCTTCTTGCGTACCAGCCTGTCCAAGCGTTCCTGCTTGCGTAGCTGCTTGCGTAGCTGCATCACTTGCTGCTGATGCTCCTGCTGCTCCTGCTGCGCCTTGCAGTGCAGAACCAATACCATAACCAGTTAAACCAGCTAACATACCTTTCTTTATGTCTCCTGTAGCTGCCCATTGCGCTAGACCTGAACCTAATGCACTTGCTGTTAAACCACCCAGGCTACTAAATAATGTTGGTCCTAACATAGAACCTATTATTGGTGCTAAGAAAGGCAAGAAAGCTTCTGGCTGTCCTGTCTGTGGATTTACTGTTAATGGCATAACTTGTGATAACCCTCGCACTTCGGCAGGATTAACGTGCATCAGCATAGAATCGCCATATCTACCTTGTGCTGCTACATTATTTGCTTGTTGTTGTAGGTTCATTTGACCTCCTTTATTAAAACCTTTTGCATATTCTGGACCATAAACTTCTGACAAGATTCCTTTTAATCTAGGATCATATTGGTACCCTTGTAATTCTGGTGTAGGTCCATAAGTAGGCTCTCTAGTAACAAATTGTTGTGTTTGTTGATTATAAAATCTTCCTTCTGGTCCTGATAAATATCCTGCCAAACCTTCCATATCTCTATAATTATCTAGCCTATCTACAGTTCTTGTTGATTCCTTAAATCCTTCATTTTCTCCAGATTTAGTAGTTACATCGTAATATCTATCTATATCTAAAGGCACATCTCTATAACCCGTTTGTTTACCTAAATATTCTGGAACCTGTGGATTAAATCCTACACCTGACTGCATATTTAATTCTCTGAGCATATAATCTGATAAAGACTCAGAGTGAGTCACATCTTTAAAATTTTTGCTTCTTTTGTTCGTATCAGAATTAACGTATTCTTCTGTTTCTAAATCTAAATAAATAGAACCTCTAATCGGTAATGTTGGGGCAACATCATTATAAACTTCCTTTCTTATTGTTTCTGGCAATCTATCTTTAAAAAGTATTCTTCTTTGTTCTGCTATATATGAAGCATATTCATCTGCATCCATATTTAATTTTTTTTCTTCAATATCTTCTTGATACTTTTGAAGTTTATCTTCTGGTAATCCTTTTAATAAATTATAGGATTTAACATCCCCTCTACCAAATGCAGAAGCTTCTATTAAAAGCTTTTTATCTGCTTCATTAATATCATCACTTCTCATTAAAGAATCTAAATACTTTATTCCTGAAAGTTCATATTTTCTTATTAAAGGATTTTCATTAGTTAAATCTTCATAAGCATCTTTTGCTCTGCCATAAAAATCTAATATAGAAAATGAATCTGGACCTTGAGCAATCCAAGCAGCCAATTCATTCAAATCTTTTTGTTTTAATTTTTCTTCTGCCACTTTATATCCCTCTTGTTTTTTAACTAAAAAATTCAATAGATGTTGCTTAACATCATATTCTCCAATTAAAGGTGCATTGTATTGAGAAGCAACATCATCTAATGAAGTATTCCCTAATAAGACTTTTAACTTCATTCCTTTAGGCTTATCGCTTACTGAAAATCTTTTTAATTGCGTTGCACTAGATATTCCAAGAGGATCGAAGTCTTTTGATCGATATTCTTTTTTATTTCTAGCAGCATCTACAATTTTTTGAAAGTTTTCTGATAGCGAAAGATCAGCATCAAATTCCCTTTCAAATATACTTTGATTCAACTCTTCTGCCCATTCTGCTTTTGAATTTGGATTCGCTTTTTCCATTATCTATCCTCTTTCGTTTCACATCCAAATACATTAAAGCTCATATCTACTGCACTGGTATAAACTTTTAGTACATCTGCTTGGTTTAAAGTAATTCCAATAACTATTGCAAGCGAATCATTAGCTGCTACTGATTTATCATAGTAAAGATATTGTTTATCATCGGCACTAGCGCCTGCCACATGAACACTTAACCTAAATGTTATTGCAGAACCTGTTCTATTTGCTGCAACTATTGAACTTATAGTAGTCTGAGTCATATCAGGTACTGTATATAAAGTAGTTACTGTTGTTGCAGCAGCATCAACTTGACCTAAAACCTTTAAAGTATCAGCCATGTTTAGCGCCCATTAATAAAAATTGATGTCTTTTCATTGCTTTAGATGTCATTGTATCTTGCAATCTTTGAACTCTTGTAATTTTTACATTCAAATCTTCAATAGTTTGTTCTAAAATTCTTCTAGTTACTGCTTCATCATCACTGTTATATTCAGGATTTGGTGTTGGTAATGCTAGCGTTTTAATATCAGCCATTATCTTTTTCCGTCAGGTCTCATTTCTAATCTTAAATCTCCAATACGCCAACCATAATATGTACCAGTATTTGATATTCTAATAGCAGCGTGTCGGCTTCTTGCTCTTGTATTACTAAATGTTGACTCAGGAGTTACATTTATTGTTTGCAAAGTAGAAAGGCTTTCAAGTGGATAATTTCTGCCTTTTATTGTGTAAGTTACTGTATCGTTTGTACTATATTGATCTCTAAATTCTACGTCAGGTATTAACTTAGAGATAAACATAAATCTTTCTCCATCTGGATTAAGATCAAAATCACTTGATTCTATGTATGCTGTAAATTCACTGCCATCGTTTGAATGACCAACTTCTTGATTGTAAAGATAATTAGTATTACTGCCTGATGTTTTCCCTGCTGCAATAGGATAATCTATAGTTGGTGCTTCTATCCAAGCAGTTCTAGTAAATCCATCATTTGTTGTTCCTATAGACCAAGCATTTTCTAAATAATTATAAGAAACATAACGATCAATTTCTGTACTATCCTTTGAAGGATAAAACCAAATTACTTCGTTAGCGCTTTCTATTGAAGCTCCAAAACATTTGAATTGCTGGTTTAAGTTTAAATCTGAAAAAACATAATCTAATACAGTACAAGGTAGCCTTTGTGCAGAACCAGAATAAACATAGAAACCACCTCTATCCATAAAATAAACTCTATTATTAGCTATAACTGCTGCATTAGGAGCTATTAATGAAGGACCAGAAGCTATTTCTGTAAAAGAAAATATAAATGGTTCCCCTACAAATCTCATTGACATTAATCCTTGATCTGTCCAAATTAATATTTCTTGTCTAGTTTGTAGGGCACTAATAATTGTTGTGCCTTGTGATAATAGAACGCCACCAGCCTGATTTGTAGAAGTTGGTGTCCAATCAATAGAGCTTTCAGTATCAGACCAACGTACTAAAGTAGGATTAATAGAAGTCTCTCCTATAGCATTAGCACCAAAACAGATAATATGCCTATCTACATCAGATACCATTACTTGTAATGCTAAAGTTGGTGTATCGCTTGCACCAGAAAGAGATGACATGGCTACTGCTCTAGTTGATGTTCCAGAGCTTTCATCCCAATAATATATTCCTCCTCCTCTTACGGAGGCTATAAGGTCATCGCCAAAATTATCTTGAGACCAAAGCCTTAACTGACCAGCAGCAGAAATAGATGAAGCTGAACCCCATGTTCCAGCGCCCCACGTTTCTGCTCCCCAACCTGTTCCTTTTACATATACATCTAAACCAGTATTTATTTCATAAGTTCCATCAACAGCAGAACCTCCATTACCAGAATCACTTGCATTAGCTGTTACTGTTGTACCGCTTGTATCTTTTGCTGTAATTTCATAAGTATTTGTAGTTAATACTTTATCTATTGTATATTCCTGATTTAATACATCAGCAGTAACATTTCCTCCTAGAGAAACAGCTTGTGCAAAAGTTACTGTATCTCCTGTAACTGCTCCATGTGATGAATCAGTAGCAACTACAGTAGAAGAACCATTAGTGGCTGCAAAAGTTATACTATTTGTAGATGTTTTTCTAATTGGAGTAACATTTGCAAATTCATTTCCTTCTTTTACATATAGTTTTAAATGGGTTCCTACTCCAATGTAATCAGTACGACCTTGATCCCTATATGAATAAAGACTTCTACAGGTTCCTAAAAAAGTATTAACAGTATTTTTTTCCCAGCCAGCCATTCTTTCAGGCTTGCCTTTTCTAAATCTTACTTTATCAGCACTATACCAACCACCTTCGTTGCTATAATTAGTGCCTTCTCGATTGATTCCAGGTCTAAATATATATTTAGCTAATGGCATATTAGACCTCGTACCATTCCTTATCTTGAAAAAGTAAAGCTTCTGCCTCCCTTCTCCTTGTTAATCCTTCTAATACTTTTCCTCCCGCTTTATTCCATCTCTTTATTTGAAATGGAACTTCATCATAATCGCCTTCATTTAAAACTTTTAATAAAGTAGAACTTGATAAATTTGTTGGTCCTAAGTTATAAACCCATGAAACTAGCGCATCAAATTGACATTGTTCAAGTGATACTTCTACCATATCATTTATATAACCTTCATATTCAGGCATTTCTTCTTCTAATAAATTTTCAGCTTCATCTTGATTAATTTTATCGCCTTGTTTGACATCTTTAGTGTGACCATATCCTATAGTCCAAACTCCTACTGAATCTTGATATGCTTCTAACTCACAACCTTCAAACTTCTTGATTAATGAAGTTCCTTCTACAGATATATTCATATTATTATTCTCCCTCAACAGTATTGTTTGTAGTAACTTTTCTATAATAAACAACCACTTCTTTAAGCTCACCTATATACCTCTTTAATTCTTGCATATTGTATGCCATTAACTCATAGTCAGGTATGGACATAGCTACAAAAACAACCTGTCCATGTTCTTTTTCTACTCTTTGTAAAAATTCTTCTATATTTTCTTGAGAAACAACGTACCAATAAGGCTCTTTTAAATCTATTTCTCTTGGCAGAATAGGCTGAACGATATTTCGTTCTATAGGTTTTGTTATTATTTCAACTTCTTTATTCGGTATTAGGCTGCAACTGCAAGCCATCATCGAGATCGTCAATATTCCTACTAACTTCTTCGATGCTTTCAAATACATTTTTTGTTCCATTATTTACTCTCGGTTCTAATAGACCAGGTTTTGCTGCTGCCAGCTTAGTTAAATCATGTCTTTTAAAAATATCCAAATACCTATTCATTTCAGCTTCTATTTCTTGATTTCTACTTTGTATTTGTAGCAATCCTTCTGTTTGCAATTTGAAATCATTTTGCAAAGATTCAATAGCAAGCTTTTGTTCGGCATCTCTTAATTCGTAAGCCTTATTTAACTCAGCTAAACTTTTATTCTGATAATAAAGAAATCCGCTTATCAGAACTAAAACTCCAACTACGCCCATTAATATTTTACTCATGTTACTGTATATACATCTAAAGCTTCCGCTTTACCTTTTACATTAATACTAGAGACTAAGTTTAATTCAAAATCGCTTAAATTCGCAGTCTTTTCTCCAATTAACAAATCTACTCCCACATCTTTAGTTGCTGATTCTAGCCTTGCAGCTGTATTAACTGGATCGCCTATAGCTGTATAATCAAACCTAGTTTCACTTCCCATATTCCCTATTACAGCTTCTCCAGAATTTATACCTATTCCTATTTCTATTCCTAAATTAGCTTCTTCCATATTCTTTTTAATCTCAATAGCTGCTTTTATAGCTTTATCTTCATGGTCATTTAACTCTATAGGAGCATTAAATATAGCCATCATTGCATCGCCAATATATTTATCTACCATGCCACCATATTTTTTGACCGCATTTTCTTGAATAGTTAAAGTTGCGTTCATAATAAAAGTTACATCTTCGGGCGGTAAAGTCTCTGACATAGAAGTAAATCCTCTAACATCAGTAAATAGAAATGTTGCGTATCTTTTTTCGCCACCTAGTTTTAATAACTCAGGATTTTTCTGCAATCTTTTAACCTGTCTTGGATCAATATAATGCTCAAATTGTTTTTTAATCTGCAATCTAAGCTTAAATTGTTCTCTAAATCTTAGATAAAAAGCTACTGTTGCTGTAATAAACTGAGATATAAGAGACCAAGTAAAATCTATTAATATTCCAGCACTTATATAATAAAAGCCCATATAAGTGGTTAGAGACATAATTCCTATTCCTGACACCAAACCCCATGTTATTCCCAAATATTGCAACAGGAGCCATATAAACGCGATAGAAATGGAAAATACTAATAACTCTACTGCTACAGCATAATCTGGTATATATGGACTATCTTGTATCAAAATAGACTCAGATAATGCAGCTTGTATTTTATGTGGCTCTAAAAGACCTACAGGAGTAGCAATTTGTGGCATTACACCAGCTGCTGTTACTCCAACAAATACAAACTTTCCATCTATATCAGCCTTTCCAGAAAATAAATCTTGTAAAGAAAATTCCTCTGTATCTACCCAACTTATCCATTTTCTTCCTAGTGAATCAGTAGGAATAGGAGGCAAGTTTTTAACTCTTATTTCTTCAATTCCATTTTCATTTGTTTTTATCAAATAAGTATCAGAATTAGCTAATATCTTTAAAACCTCTGTACCATAAGCCGAAACCCATCCATCAGGAGTTCTCATTAATAAAGGCATCCTTCTGACTAATTGATCTACATCTGTAGGAGCTATAGCAATTCCTTGTGTCGCACTATTTTTAAGAATATCTATATTCTGTATAACGCCTGTAGCTTTATATCCGCCTATATCTTCACCTAAAATAACTGTGCCTGTTGTTTCTGGATAATCTCCATTGTCATTTTCAAACATAGCTAGAACACTAGGCGCATAAGATAAAACTTGTGAAAACTCTGCATCTCCTCCAAATCTATCTGGCTGTGGAAAGGCTATGACCCAGCCAACGCCTAATGCTCCGTTATTTAAAAGGTCTAAATGTATCTCTGATAATCTTTTTCTAGGTAAAGGATAACCACCTTCGTTTTCAATATCTTCTTCATTTATAGACAATATTGAAAAATAATTTGATCGTTCTTTTTCTGGTACAAATTCATCAAATACTTTTAATTTTAATATTTCTAAGGGAGTCCATTGTTGTACTAAAGGAATACCTAATAATATAAATAAGCCTAAAAGCTGTATGTATTTAATCACTCTGATCTATTGTTAAAGTTTTATTGCAATTTGTAGTGCAATTATAATTAACTGTAATGCTTTTATTGGTAGCACCTGACTGACTAGCAGTAACATCATAGTCATCTGTATAAAAATTCAGTCTCATATAATGATCTCCACTACCAGTTTGAGTTATAGAGGCATCATTATTATCTGCTGAATTGCTAGCATAAATCTTAGCGTAATGTTCACCAGAACCAGATTGAGTAATAGAAAAATTTGAATTGTCTCCAAATGCTCTTATTTCGCCCTCTTTATCATTACCATTTTGAGTAATTGAATAAACATTATTATCGCCCTGCATATAGATTTCAGCATCATTATCATTGCCGTTTTGTATAACATCCATATCATTTCCGTCATCATCAGCATCTATATAACCAAAATTATCATTACCATCTTGGTCTATTTTGTATTCATTACCAGTATGATTAGCTACTTGACTATAAGCTCTAGCAATATTATTCATCCCATTTTGATCTATATCTATTTCTGCATTGCTACAATTATGGGTTGTATAAGTGCCTTGAGATAAGCCACACCATACTCTTGCTGTGTTACTTGTACCTATCTGATCTATATGTATAAGAGAGGAGCTACCTTTTGTCCTTACCTCTGCTGAATTATCTCCAGCATAAACAGCAATAGAGATAAGACTAATCAGACTGGTTAATAATAATCTCATTTTCGCCTCCTCCATTTACTGTTAAATTAATTAATTTTCCAGCAGATAATATTTGTATGCTATATCCGCTTTCTTTGTCTAATTGCAGGTCTATTGTATTTTCAACTTGTCTGAACAAAGAAAATACCTCACCTTCTACAAATGTATAAACTTGTGCGTTTTGGTCAAATCCAGGAATTATTCCTTCTATTTTAACTCCATCTATTTCACCTTCATCAGCATCATCTTTACCACCCGCAGATAATTCTTCTATGGTTTCTAATAAATCTTGTAAAAAATCAACTGATAATAAATCTATATCTAATCTAGTTATTTCATCTTGCAATTCATCTTCTGATAAATCGCTATCATCATCTAACTCATTTTCCTCAAGTAAATCTATATCTAGCACATTGCTAGCAGTTTGTGTTTGTTCTTCTATAGCCTGTTCTACTTCTTCTGGTGGAGTAACAATTAATAAATTATCTATAAAATTTAAAGACATATTTACTAATGTTACTGGTCTAGTAGGCGGACTTTCGCTCATACTAACCATAGTTGCCTGATAAGGTTGATTTAAAATTTCTGTACCTGCTAATGTTTCTACTGTGATTTCTCCAGAAGAATTGCCATTAGCATCAGGCAATAAAATAACTAATGATCTTCCTAATTCATCTACTGTTGTAGTGAAATCTGTCCCTCTAATAAAAATTGAGGCACTTGGAGTTCTAATAGAAATGTTTTCTTTATCTATTCTTCCCAGTGCGCCAGTAATAAATCTGGCTGTTCCACTTGCCATTTGGAGCGCCATTTTGCTTTTACTTGGGTCAGGGTCATAGATATATTCATCAATAACAATCTTAGAATGTTCAGTAAGCCGTATGACAGAAGAATCAAGAAACTCAATACCGATACGACCATTACCAGTGCGGACATCATCATAGCTAAGAATATCCAAATCATTTGTTGCCAATAGTCTATCTGACTGATTCGCTCGTAAAATTTCTCCATTTCCTCTTAACTCAGATATTTTGCCTATTTCAGCATAGGCATTATTAAAGGGTATTAATATTAATACTAACAGCCACTTGTGCATTGGTCTATGTCTATAGTCCCATTGCTTGTAGTAGCAGTTATAACTACTACATCAGATACACTGCCAGTGCTATTAGTCTGGTCTATATCTATATTGTTAGTATTTCCAGTTATTGTTGCTGTTATTGAGTGATCTGCGTTTCCAGTTTGTGTAGTGTCAATATCATTAGAATCACCATCAACATTCCAGTTATTAATACAGCCAACAACTTCACATTTTGCATTAATATCATTAGAAGTACCCGCTATAACTATATCTTGATTACCAGCTGTTGCAGTTGCATCTGCGCCTTGCGTAAAGGTTACAGCATTAGAATCACCTGTAGCAGCTAAATCAAAGTCTGTATTAGCAACATCTCCTGTGGCACCAAATGCTAATGTAGTTGAGTTACTATCTCCTGTAGAAGCTAATGTAAAAGATGTACTGTTACCTTGAGCTATAGAAGCTGCTAAAGTATTTGAATCTCCTACTTGATCTACATCTACTGTCATAGAAGTACCAGTAAATGTAGCTCTAGTTTGTGATGTACCAACTACATTACTATCACCAATTTGATCTATATTCATAGTCAAACCAGTACCAGATTGCGTTATATAAATATCGTTATTCGCTGCAAAAAGAGCAGGCGCAATTAAGATTAACAATATTTTTAAAAGATTTTTCATTTTACCTCCTCACTTAATAGTGAATAATCAAAATCCCAAAATTCTTGTTCTATGCCTTTCATTATTATTTGATAAACAGCTTCTTCTATCGCTGATCTAGTGGCATAACCTACAGCTTCATTTTCAGAATAACCTGTTTCAAGCTCAACTAATTCAGTTCCCATTTCTATAAATCTAAAAACATCTCGGCTAGTACCTGCGCTTAAAACTGTTTTAGAGACCATAGTGTTTAAAATTACTTCTCCTGTTTGTACGAGAACTACTCGTATTGATACTGTTATTTCGTCTTTTCTCCATTGATTACTTGAGCCTATCCCAAGATAACGAGCGCCATTACCGCCTGTTCCTATATTTGTATCGTACTGAATAATACCTCCTTCAAATATAAGACCTGCAAATAAAAGAGGTTTTAATGTATTACCTACTTCACCATCATAAGTTTGTCTTGTTTGTTTAATTAATTGCCTTTCTCTAGTTAAGGCTTCTAAACCATTTCTTTCAACAACAACAAACCATGAACCATCGCCAGCTAAACGTAAAGCATCTATTAAATATTGATCTGCTCCTTGAGTAACTGCTGTACTAAAAAGCGCCATTTTTTGTGAGCTTTTTCGTTGCCCAGTTAAATCTTGAAAATTATAAACAGCAACTACTGCTTGCTGATTAGGCTTTGATAAAGATTTTAACTTTTCTTGTGCTGGTCTAAGTAATTTAGGTTCTTCTACACATTCTAAAAAAGAAGCACATCCAGTTGATCCTGGTGGTGAATAGCTAGCACAATTAGCTAAAATAAAAGGAATAATTAAATATATTCCTATATGCCACAGTCGTCTGAACATATACCAAATATACCTATGGGTATAACAATAGTTGTAATATTCCCATCTGCATCTGTAACTGTTAGGGTAATATTTATCCCATCATTTACAAAAGTTATTATACTGCCTTCTAATTCTATACTTCCTCCTGTTCCTCCTCCTTCTGAGTTAAACAGGCTTTCAGCTATATCTCTTGATAACTGACTATAGATTCTACTTTCTAAATTTCTTAAAAACTTTGCTAGTGTAGTGTTTTCAGCTTCACGCTCTGCTTCTTTAAGAGCATTTTCAACCTTTTCAGCTTCTTCATCCCTTCTAGTTTTTTCTTGTTCATCAATGGTTAAATAATGTGAAGATGTAGCTATACCACTAAAACTAGGACTCTTAAACTCTTGAACTATTTGGTCGGCAGGTAAAATTCCAGCATAAAAGAATAATATTAAATAAAATAATGTACCTAATCCTATAGAAGCAAAAAAAAGCCCTAAACTACCATTATTTTCTTTTGTTCCTTTTTTGCTCATTTTCTTCCTTTTCCTTTAGTTCTAATGCTGTATTTACTTTCTCCTGTAGCCTTATCATATCTTGATCGAGTAATCTTAATTGATCGGTTAAACGAATAATCGTAGTTTTCATACTTTCTACTGCTGGGTCTATTTTGTTAGTGATAGTTTGCCAAACAAAATAAACAAAATAACCTAGACCAACTACCATAACTACTGGAAAACCAAAGTCTGAAACTAATTGGACTATATCCATTAGTCTCTCCGTGCGTCTATCTTTCCATCTTCTACAAAGTTTTCTGCTCTAGCTATTCTATCTAAATCTGGAGCTAAATTTAAAGCTGCTGATACGCTAGTATCTATACGAATAATGTCATTATTCATTATAGAAGCTCTTGTTATAAGCATCTTTGATATTCCTTGTACTTGTTTAATTTCGCTTACGAGATTATCCATAAGCTGTTTCATTACAAGAAATATAAAAAATCCCATAATTAATCCACTTGCTATTGGCAGACCTAACTCTGCTATAAGACCAAATGTTTCTGACATTTATTCTTTACCTTCTCCTTTAAAGCTTTTAGAAGCTCCAGAGGTTCCTGCATAAAGTCCAAACCAAGCTGCTCCTGCACCAACAATTATAGATATAAGACCAGACTGTTCTAAGCTAGGCGATTCTAAAGCCATAAACCACATCGTAGAATAATAAAGCAAAAAGATATAAACGCTCAGAAATACTCTTGGGAATATTCTCCAAGAATCAACTGCTTGCGCTAAATGAATCCATTTTTGATGAGGGTTTACATTTGTAGAATCTTCTAATTCTCTAATTTTATCTTTTAAATCAGATATTTCCCTAATCATGTCCATAAACTTGTTGAGGTCCATTTCAACTTCATTACGATCCATGTCTCCACCAAATTTACTACTGCTATCATTCATCAGGTACAAATACTCCCATTTCAATTAATTTTGTTCTATTCGATTGATGCACTGCTTCTATAGCTTCTTTACTTTGACCAAAATAAGCTGCTGCATGAAAATTATCAACCATTGACTGGTTAATATTTATTCCATCAACTACTATATCACCTAAAACTCTACCAAATTTTCCTCTTGAGTCTTTTAGTTTTGTTTGAATAACAACTTTTTTGCCGTTATTAATAGCATCCTCTAAGAAAGATTTTGCCAGTTTTCCTCTAGCCTTCTCATCCAAGTTACGAGTGCGTGACTCGGGAGTATCAATACCATATAGACGAACACGAGACTTATAAAGAATATCAAAGCCAAGATCAAGAGTAACATCGACAGTATCTCCATCAACGACTCTTTCAACTTTGCAACCATACTCATACATATCAATTATCCTATAAATTTAGCTGCAACGATAGTTGCAACAATAAATGGATATATAGCCCAAAGCATAGCTTCAAGTTTATCAAAGCGTTTTGTTCCAGCTTCAAGCCTTTTATCAATGCTTTTGTATAATGCTTTACATTCTCTTTCGTGAGACTCTATGGCATTTAAAGCGTCCCTCGCTGTTGCCATTATTTATCGCCTGCTTTATTTTTAGCTTTACCAATATTTAATGCAAAAAGATCAATAAGTTTATATAGCTTACCAATCCATACATCATCTTTAGGAGTTGGCGTAATAGCAGCAACAATAGATGATACTGTTACTATTAAAGTTATTAATCCAATAATATTTGAAATTGCTTCCATTATTCTTCCTCGTTTGTTGTTAGTTCTTGTTCAGCCATATCCCAACAATTAAGATTAGAAGCGATAGTTCTTCTTTCGCCCTCTCCCTTAAAAGGATATACCATGTGTTGCAACCAGGAAGGGAAAACTAACAACTTCCCCACTTGTGGTTGAATAACAAAAGACTGAGGTGGTCTCAATCTATCTGTGTCCATTAAACTGTTTCTTCCATATTGAAAAGCGATATACCCATCACAATCACCAGAGGTATTGTATAAGGAATAATTAGGTGATCCCGCTACAGGTTGATCTAATATTTGTTGTGGAACTTTTGTCCAACCAGTCGTAGATATACCCATTATGGTTTTAGTGCCGTGATCGTGTATTGGGTTGTAATCACCTTCGTAACTGTGCACCGACCAAGTTTCATCAACAGCTACGGCTTTAGGCTTATTAAGACTCGTGCCAGTATTCTGAGAATAGAAATTAATATAATCTGCTCCCAACCCACATATAAAATTCGTATATTCTTTTAATCTTGGGTCAGCATTGTCCATAAGTAACTGTTCGCCTTGTGCGATTTGCCCAACTAAAGTATCAGCTAATGACTTTTTATTTTTATCTTCAACATATTCGTCAAGATAATCATTCAAGTCCTCAACCATGCTCATAGGCATTTCGGTTTCCATAACATACACACTAGGCATATTATGTACTGTTACTTCAGCCATGCTTAACTAGGTACGCTAAATGCTTCGTCAGGTACTGGGTTGCTAGGTGGGTTAGTAATAACCGAATCAACCTGACTAGCAAATATTGTGTCCCATTTCGATACAGGACATAGTGCTACTAAGTCAGCGTTACTGAACGAACTTTTTGCTGCTTTAGTAAAGTTACTGTCCCCTGTTATTGGGTCAGTTGATTCTACATCTGCACTAAATGTACTGGTGTAGTATGTTGCATCGCCTTCGCTATCATTCTCGTATTGCATTACCAAATGCCATTTTTCCACTTTACTGGATTTGACATAAGGAATGGTTTTTACAAGTTTTTTGCTTACTGCCATTTTTTACTCCTTATTTAAGTTTATCTTCTAATTCTTCGACCTTTGCCGAAAGTTCTTGTACTGCTTTAGTTAGCATAGGTATTAATGATGATTCGGCAACTCTTTGCTGTCCAGTAGGATCATTATCGTCCCACATACTAAAGCCATCTTT